AGGCTTTCGGAACCATGAAAACCCAGATGGAATCAATGCTTCCAGCAGGCGAACCAGCCGCTGATGCAACAGAGGCGATGTCCGCTGAACTCAGCGTCATTTCCAAACTTGAAGCAAAGCTCGACTCTATCATCTCGAACTTCGGAGCCGCTCCAGTAAAGGCATCAGTAGTCGCCGAGGAAAAGGCAGTCGAAAAATTCGACCTCAAATCAGTCATCGTTCAGAAGACCGAGGAACTCGGCAGCCGCACCGAAGCAATCCGCTTCGCAATGCGCAACCACCGCGAAGCCTACATCGAGGCCCGCGACAATAACGAACTCAACTTTTAATCAAAACAATCTATGGCAACCCAAAACGATAACGGAATCCGGAGCTTCGCTTTCGCTTCCGCAATTACTGCGAACACGCTCGTGAACATCACGGGCTTAAACGCTGCGCAAGCAGCATCAACCGGCGCCAACGCCATCGGAGCCGTTCAAAACGACGTCGCCGCTGGTGGACAAGGAGCCGTCAAACTATTTTTCCCAACTCAATTCGGAATCCTCTCCGCGATTGCGACAGCCGGTAACACCGTCTTCGCCGTTACGAGCGGATTGGTCGTCGGAACTTACGCTAACGCATCGACTGTGACTCTCGGAGTTGCAATCAACAGCGGCGTTTCCGGTGACGTTGTGGAATACGTTCCTAAATTCAACCAATAACCAACTACCAATATGGCTCTATCATACACAACAATCCGCGCCGATATCGCGCAGGCCGTCTTTGAAGGCTTGTCGAACAAAAACAACTTGTTCATCGGCACCGAGGTCATGCCAGTTTACAGCTCCGACGTTAAGTCCGGCGCGTATCTGAAGCTGAACATCGGAGACTCTGAAACTCTCAACGACGACGTTCTGAAAATCGCCGCTGGTGCTGGATATCCCCGCACAAGTCGCCGGTTCACGAGCGATTCTTTCGACGCGATCGAGTACGGTCTTGAAGAGGTTCTTCCTGACTCTAACCGCCGCGATCTCGACAGATTTTTCGATACCGAAGTGAACATCGCTTCGATGTTGCTCCGCCAAATCCAAGTCTCCCACGAGGCCCGCGTTGCTTCCGCAGCATTCGCAGCCAACGGACTGACCGCGATCAGCGCATCGGCAGCATATACCGACGCGAATATCACATCCTTTGACGTTCCAGGAGATGTAGCCCAAGCAAAGCTCGAACTCGCCAAATTCGGCGTTCTTCCGAACACCTTGATCATGTCGATGCCATTGTTTGAGCGCATCCGCCGCTCGGCTAAAGTGCAGAATCAGTTCTTCGGCATCGTGCCTTCCGACCAGAGCCGTCTTCTCAGCGAAGGCGAAGTGGCAGCCGCTGTCGGAGTTGATCGTGTTCTTGTTGGACGTGCTCCACAAAATACGGCCAAAAAAGGTCAAGCCTACGCTGGCGGTTTCATCTGGAGCAACACCTATCTGGCTCTCGCCAGCACATCTGGCGGTGACTTCTCTGGTGGTGGATTTGGTCGGACCATTGTTTGGGCCGCTGATAGTCCAGTTCCATTTGTTTCTGAAACCTACCGCGACGAGGCTCGCCGCGCTAATGTCCTTCGCGTTCGTCAGAACAGCGCAGAAAAGGTCATTGATGGTTCTAGCATCATCCGTATCACAACTGGATACGTTTAATTCCTCGCAAGTAAGCATCGGAAAAGCCACCCTTTAAAAGAGGGTGGCTTTTTTGTTTTTGTTGACATATACTTCAAGAGTAAACATGAACAAAAAAACGAAGCTGGTCGCAGGCTTAATTTGCGGCAACGAAGAGCCGCGCATCGAGCGATGCGTTAATTCACTCAAGCAAATCTGCGACGAGATCGTTATCGTTCGCGCAATCGGCGCACTCGCACCGGATCGCACGCTAGAAATAGCAAAAGAACTCGGATGTCACGTTGACGAATATCTCAATTCTCCGTTGGTCGCCGACTGGGAGCATCTGGACAACTTCGGAGAGGCTCGCAACAAAGCATTTGCGAAAGCATACGAACTAGCTGGGAAAGACGGCTGGGTCATGTGGGCCGACTGCGACGACATTATCGATCCGGCAATGGTCGTGCCTACATTGGCCGCACTTGAGGAATGCCCACCAGAGCAGGATTGGATTCTCACCGATTACGTCATTCCCGAACAAGGCAAGCGCGCACCGAGGGAGCGTTTCTTCCGTTACAAGACAGCGTGGTGGCATCGGCCTGTGCATGAGAACGCGCAGCCTACGAAGGACGTTGCGGTCTGTATGCGCCGCGACCTGGAGATTGTCCACGCACCGCCAGTCGGGCAACGCAACAGCAGCGAGCGCAACCGCAGAATCTTGATGCACCAAGACCGGATGACATCGCACTTCAAGTTTTACCTGCACTACGAGAATTTCATCGCCGGGAAAAAAGAACTCGCGGCAAAGTACGGATCGGAGGCATTGGCCTTGACTGATCTCGACGGCGTGAACCGCTACGAGATTCTTCTAAACTGCGCCAACATTACGAGCGGAGAAACCTCGCTCAACCTTGCACGCAAGGCCAAGGCACTTGAGCCAAAGCGTCGCGAAGCCTACGGACTGGAAGCCAGCATCCTTCTTGACGATAAAAAATACCAAGACGCGCTGAAAGTCGTAGAAGAAATGCTAGAAGTGCCTACACCGAACTTCCCACAATGGACGCATCGGAAGGAGTGGTATGGGTGGAAGGGAGATCAGCTCTACGCATGGACGCTCCGACTGCTCGGACGCAACGAAGACGCCGAAGAGATCGAGCGCGAGACTCTGGCAGGATCGAGCAAGCCCAAAATCTCGCTAGTCCATGCAACGCGAGGGAGGCCGGTAGAGGCCGTTCAATGTATGACGTTGTGGTTGTCACGCGCAACGCATCCAGAGCGCGTGGAGCATATCTTTGCAGTCGATCACGACGACGAAAATGCAGACGTTCTAAAACGCTTCCGGTCTGTGACGCAAGAAGACCAAGGGTATTCAGTAGGGGCGTGGAACTTGGGAGCCGCGCAAGCGACCGGCGACATCATCATTCAGCTTTCGGATGATTGGGAATGCCCGCCAGGGTGGGACGAGATGATAGAAAAACGTCTCGACATTTCAAAACCGCAGGTGCTTCGGATCTCGGACGGATATAGAAAAGACGAATTACTTTGCATGGCGATTCTAACGTGTAAATATTTTCAAGAAAATGGACTATTTAACCCAAGGTTCCGCAACGTGTATTCCGATACCGACTTCACCTTTCGTGCCGCGAAGAATGGCGCGATTGTGGACGCTCGTGATATTGCTATCGTTCATCACCACCCGTTTTTTGAGGAGCGTGAACTTGATGCGACATATCAACGTGGCAACGATCCTGCGGAGTATGCGCGAGCAAAGGAAATATTCGACGAACTCCACCCGAAATGAGTGACCGACCAACACCAGAGACGGATGAAAGATCAGTTCCGCACATTGGATTTTATTCGTGCGCAACTGTTCCCGCAGAGTTCGCACGAAAACTAGAACGTGAGCGAGACGAGGCGCGGCAGAAATACGACAACCTAGCCACCGAGCATATGTTAGTTGTTAATAAATTGTGCAACGAGCGCGACGATGCGCGGGAGGAAGCGCATCGGTTTCGGTCATTGCATTACAGCCACCTCGGAATTAACGGGAGCGCAAGTTGGTTTCCTTGGGAGGGCAAATGAATAAGGACGTCACATTGATCGTATTTGAAGGATTAAAAACGAGGCACGAACAAAGCGAAAAGCTATTCGACCACCTTTGCGGATTGGGCGGATTCGGAGACGCCGTTTACATAGCGGAAGACTGCAACTATCAGCAGGCCATGCACTGGGAACTAGGTCGCTTTGCCGACTATATCGACACCTCGCACGCGCTCATTTGCACTCACGACGGGTTCATTGCAAACCCGAACTTGTGGGATGATTCATGGCTTGAATACGATATGATTGGTGCGCCGTGGCCTGCATCTTGGAACGTGGGGCATCGCGTCGGCAACACCGGATTTACGCTCCAAAGTATGAAATTCTTACAAATGGCAGCAAAGGCCGAGGCACTTTGGAAGGGCGAGGCAGGCGATGTCTTCCTGTGCCGCACGATGGAGAAGGAATTTAAAAGCAACGGCATTAAATACGCTCCGGTTAGCGTAGCGGCAGCATTCTCGTGGGAGCATTACATCGAGGAAAACACGGCAGGGCCGGATCGCTCATTCGGATTTCACGGCTGGGTCGCAGGAAAATCAGCAAACCAATATTACACGTTTTGAACATATTAATTATTTATCATTTACGACTCGGAGACATCGCGCGGTGCTTGCCGATTGCGAAGCACTTTGCGGATCGAGGACACGATGTAATGTTTGAATGCCTGCCGGAGTATCACGGTCTTTTCGAGATGGTGGACTACTGCCGTCCGATCTATCCGCAGGCAGACCACAGCGGATTTGACCGCATCATCAACCTTCAAATTTGGCCCGACTTGCACGAAGATTTTTGCGCGAGTCCACTAGGCTGGAGCGATTACGTTTACGGACTATTTCCAGAGGGAAAAGATATAGATCGCCAGATCGTTCTCAACTCGCCGGCCATAGTTACACCGCCCGAACTGCGGTCGTGGGTTCTTTGTTTTCCGACCGGATACTCGCAAGATAAAAAGATCGAACCGCGCGATGTTATGGCAGTCGCTCACCATGTGGCTAACGGACGGCCTGTGCTTTGCGCAGGGAAGGCCGCTCACGGCATGGCGGAGTTCGATTCGATAGAATATATGTGCGCTTACATTCGGGACGCACAAGAGGTGGTTACGATCAATACGAGCACAAGCATCCTTGCGTCCGCACTTCGCAAAAGCTGGATTCACATTTCGGATAGTCCCAAGCACGATTTCACGCATCCGAATCAGCGACGTATCGAGCGCAAGTTTTGACGCATTTCCCACTTTGTGGGAATGCTTGACATATTTACTTCGGATCTGGCCGCGATGCTGGACGAGCTGCCGGTCGTCGTTACGTTCGGGGATGCAACATTCGTTGCCAACCGAACAACATACCGCCGCGACAACAGCCTGGCGGACGGCGGATTCATGAACTCCGCATCGATGACGATCACCGCGATTTATTCGGCAGTCGTGCAGACCATTTCTCTAGGCGACATCGTCACGGT